CTTTTGGAATAATAAAAAAGTTTCCTGCTTGTGTAGCAGTAATGTTAATCGTCACATTTGCTTTTGCTGATCTACGTGAACGTGGTAGATAGTTTAATTCTTTTGCGTGTGATACAATACTATTACGTTCTTGTGCAGAGTCGAGGAACATCTCGCTTATCGCCATATTATAATAGTAGTTATTATAGAACGTATTATATGCGAGTAAGTCAAGCAATACATTCATGTTCGACCCTTCGAAGTCGTAGTCAGCAAACCTATCTTGATTGCTTAGATAAGTCTTAAGTGCTGACTTCGTTTCAAAGAAGTCTAAATTTTGTACTGGTGATATATTTGCCATTATCTTACCCTATCGATATCGATTGAAAGTGTTTGAGGTGTCTCATTATTTATGACATAGAATACAACGTTTATTCTTACGCTATTAGAGTCAATGTCTCCTAATACTTCTACGTCTTTTAAGCCACAGCGTGGTTCGTATGCTTCAAGTGCTGACTGTATTCTGTCACGCATAATAATAGATGTAACAGGACTTACGTTCTCGAATAGCAATGCTCGTATATCGCTACCAACAAGAGGCTGAAAGAGACGTTCTCCACGATCAGTGAGTAGTATATTCTTAATTGCTTCTTTGACTGAGTTCTCGTTTACTCTACGTGCAATATCATTACGACCAGGCAATAGAGCCAAGTCCTTATGGAAATCACTGTGGATCTCGCTACGTCTTGTAAGAGGTGTTATACTAGCCATTTAATTTGCCTTTTACTTTTATTTATGTTATACTGAACGAAGTTTGTCACGATCATGTCTCGAAACAAGCTCTACCCATCTAGCTGTCTGTGTGCGTGGTACTGGATAATCAGATGGTGTAGTAGGCTCTCCAGCTACCCATGCTCTACGTCCAGCGATGTCTAAGTGAATGAATGTACTATAAACACCAATACCAGTAAAGCCAGCACGTGAGGCAGCAACAACAAACTCTGCTCTCTTCGTATAGTCACCTGTGACTCGTACATCGATTGCTTGTCCTGTCATATGCTTAGACTTAGATACACCTCTACCTTTATTGTAATTAGGTGATCTATATGCAGAATTTATCTTGACTTCTGTTCCCGTTTGGTCTAATGTACGTAATAGTTTAAACCATACTTCTTTCTGTACTTTCTTATAACCAGCGCCCTTGAGATACTTACCTTCGAAGTCGTTCTGATTTACAACTTGTGATTCGAATGTGAACTTGCCTGGTATACCATTCTCGTCTAAGGCAGCAATTTGTTTCATCTCATCCCCAGATGGACAGGTAGGACATTCGTAATTACCTGATGCTCCCTCTGATACCTCAGCAAGACTTGGTGCTTCGTTGTTGACTTTCTCGTTAGTTTCTGTTATAGTCTTTGCTCGTTCATCAGCAGATATTCTTAATGCACCTGCTTCTACTGCTTTCTTTGTCTCTACAAGACCCGCACTCTTAAGGGCAGCTTGCTCGATTGTCAATGCTGTAGCAAGTTTCTTAATACCATCGACTGGTGCAGTGAGTAGTTCTTGGATGACTTCACTTAACTGGCAGAAACGAAACATCATAAGTGCTACGTTCTCGGCTGTTAATCTTTCGAATTGTGCTACTAGCTTAGACATGAACTTCTCAATAGACTTCTTCAAGCCATCTTTATTGACTTCATCGAAGAATTCTTTGATCTGATCTGCGGCACCTTGTATATGAGCGAATGCAGACTTAGCGGCACACTTAAGATCGTCTGCCATGCCTACGACACTATCTACCACCCCCTGTACCTGCTTCATTAACTGTGCGATTACTTTGTCTACAATCTCTAGTATCGTATCCTTAATCTTCTTTAATACAGCAGTGAGAGTCAACGACTTCGCAAGCTTAATAGGATCCTTCTCTGATAAGTTCTTGATATCAGCTATTAATTCTTGGGCTGTAGAGATAAGTGTAAAGATACCACCGAGTGTGGCAAAGATGTTCGCAAACGCACCACATAGTCCACTTGATATAGACTTGCCTAGATTCACGTTTAAGTAATAGTCTAGATCCCCTAGATAGGAATCAATAGGAGTAGAGAGACCTCCACTCATCACGGTAGGCGAATACGCACCTACTGCTAAGAAGATACCATCAATGTCTTGATTGTTTGACACAATAAAGTCAGCAATCTCAACAAACGTTAACGGTGCCTGTGAATGTCTATCACTAAGTGTATTATAACTGGAAGTATCGATGTTGTCAAGTAAATTATTCGTAGCATTTGTTAAATCTATGACTGTCTGCCTATTCAATCTCTCAATAGGATTGGCATTAAAGTCTACGAGGCGTGTAAAATCATCGATCTCATTGAACACATCAGAGCCAGCTGTGAGCAACGAAGCGTCAAAGCGAGAGGCTAGAGGTGTTGTTGATTCACATAAAGCTGTCATAGTTCTGTCCTAATTGTTGTAATTTTATTTATCACTTTATTCACCATCTGTAGTATCATCAGGCATACTACTATTCGAGGGTGGTGGTTTTCTCGTTCTTAAATTACCTTTAGTTGTATATCCTACAGGAACACGACTTGGAGGTATGTCGCCTGGATCTAATACTTTTGCAGTCTCTTGTATACCAACTTGTATAGGTGAAACTGCTGTAGTAGATTGTAGTAGTTGTGGCGCTAATGATGCTGTCACAGTACCCGTTGCGAGACCGGCTGTTGCTCCTGCTGTACCATTACCAATAAGAACTAATGATCCGTCTATATTAACGAGTCCACCTGCTCCTATGCCTAGCTGTGCACCCGCTGACAAGTCCATAGTACCAACAGACTTGACTCCTAGGGCAGCTCCTGCGTTAATACCAAGCGCACCAATAGCATTAATATTCATTGTAGCAAGGGAGCTCATACGTAGAGATGTCTTAGAATCAATATCAATACCCAGATGACCAGCATCAGGATAAGGCAAAGTTCTCAGTGATACGGATGGCAAGCCTAAACTGTATATCTTAGTGTATGTCTTGCTCGTTAAGTTCATCTGGGCACTATCGAGATGTACGTCACCCCATTCAGCTTTACCATATATGCCACCAAAGTTTAATGGAGTACCAGCTTTCATCTTGATGTTTGCATTAGCGGCTAAGTTAATATCATCACTCGTAGCAAAGAGTCCTACTTTACCACCAGATATGTTCGTACCAGCGGCGGCATTAATATTAGCTGTACCTCTTGCTGTAACATTAAAGTTCTCACACTCGATGTCTAGATCACCATTAATCCATATCTTACCAGAGCCTCTTTCGACTCTTAATGACCAGTCATCCCCTACATTCGTATGAGAGTCTAACTCGGTACGGTTCAATGTAAAGCCTTCGGTACTATTATAAGTGTCACCAAAAGACTTGACAAGTATCGTTCCATGTGAGTCAATCTGTATAGCAGAACCAGAGGCATGTGATATAAGAATGTATGTACCATCTCCCTCTCTACTATCACTCAACACCACATAGTTATTATCATTCTTACTGGTATATACAGTATTGTCAAGATTCTTTTCTGGTGATATAATAGGTGGTTCATTCCAATCTTGGCCTTCAATAGCACTCTTAATACCACCCTTAACGGCAGCGGCTTGTAATGGTCCCTGTCCTATCTCTGCATCTTCACCACCTAGATGTCTATGTAAAGGAGGCTTACCATACTTAGGCATAGACTCTATAGGGACATAGTTCGCATCACTAGGCGTACCAGCTTCAGAAGGTAACTGTAGATTAATACCAGGAACTCTTCCCATCACCATAGGATGTTGAGCATCATCACCGTCCATAAAGAAACCAAAGCACCAGTCGCCTACTTCAGGTATCTTGTATATGCCACCATATGATCCGTCTAGTACAATCGCCCAGGGCAAATCAGCAGTAGGCATTGCTTGCTTGTCTTCTGTATGAATGCCAAATGCTCTCACTTTCACACGTCCATCATTAGTGGCATCTTGACGGTCTTCTACGACTCCCACGAACCACAGTAGATTTCTAAATCCACCACTCATTATCTCTTCTCCTTAAATAGGCTTCGGTCGTTTGTGCTAGAGACACCACCCTTTGTTATGGTCACCATCTGCTTAAACTCATCCTCTACGAAGGCATTCGTTACACTTGTTATCATATACAGCCCGTCTCTTTCTATATCTGGACGTCCAGGATCACCAGCTTCTATGAGGTCTACCATTAAAAAAATAACCATTCCTGGAATCAACGGATTTCGACCATTGATAGTGCAATTAATACTGTATTTGCTCATAGCAGTAGAAAATAGATGCTTCGAATTAATTACCTCACGATAAAAAGGATAATGTCTATTCTCTCCCCTGTCTATACCAGGTACATTATAGTCCTTTAATACATATCTCTCGTCTATCACAGGCATTTTGTTGTCTAAAAAGTCTGTTGAGTGAGGTAGTACGAGTGTGTCTAGTTTATTTCTGTCTATGATATCATTATATTCTGTAATTGTTCTTGATGTTGTTCTATTTAATAGGTCTATCTCTAGCATTGATGTCTTATATTCGCCTTCATTGATCTCATTAATAGAATTAGATGGATTACCGTATGATAGTCCTGATACTGTTTGTTGATTTCTTAGCTGACCTGCTGGCGTATTGTCATCTGCTGTCTTTACTGTATAGAATAATAGATTGTTTTCGTCTAATTGTTTCTCGCTATTGACTTTATCTTCATATTTCTTGTATAGGTATTCAGGTGTACAGAAAAAGAAGTTATCTTTTGTCTCGAAGAAATAATAATTATTAGTAGAATCTTCACCGCCGTAGGCTTTTCTGGCGAGGAAGTACATCGCACTGGCGGGCGTCATGGTCGGAAGCGCAAATGTTTGATTCCCCACAGTGGGTTCGATCTCGATTGTCTTTTGGCTGGAATCGAAATAGGTATCGAATACAGATTGTACCATATCAGAGATTAATTGATTTGAGAATGATTGTCGAACTTCACCCTGTGCGGCTTTAAGGTGTTCGATTGATGTGAAGTCTAATTGATATCTTAATATACTTTCGCTACTATCTTCTAATGGTCCTAAATCTCTCACGCCATAACAAAAGAATTGTTTCTTATCAACATTACCAAAGAAATCTCTCCACTCTATTGTTAATATTTCTTCACCTAATATAGGTAATGTACGAATAATTCCTTCTGCGTCTAATACGTTGACTGAGCCTGTGATATTTGTTCGAAACATACTCTCATTTAAATGCCAAGCAGTAATGATCTGGCTTATTTCTATACCAGTATCCGGCTTTGCCTCGATAGGACGTATCTTCATTGACAGAAGTTCATAGAACCCTGCCTGTGATGCGAGTTTATTATTCGCCATTTAAATTCTTCTCAAGTAAATTGTCAATTTGTCCTAAGAATGCACGATTAAATAAATTGATCTGTCTTCGCTCTTCGTTCAATCTAAATTCATAATCATATATTCGAATAGGATTCCATTCGTCTGCGGTAAAGCTTGGATCTGGTTGAGGTGATGCTGAGTATGTCTTATGATTAATTCTCACATTCGTATTGTATTTACTCTCATACCATTTAATATTTGTAGTGATACTTGCGTTGCGTGTCCAATCTATGACTGCTTGACCTGTGGTACCTGATTGTGCTTCGTATTGTTTGATAATATAATTGTTAAGCGATCTCTGGTCTTTAGGCCATTGTGTGTATGGGTCAACAATATCATTAATAGATAGAACTAACCATGCCATTTCTGGGTCATCATAGTAATAATAGGCTACGTCTTCTGGCTTCTCGCCTTCTTTTACTGTATATGGTAGATAAGCAGTACCCGAATTAGATACTTTTATTTTAGCCTTACGTGTGATATCAACCACATCAAAGCCATCTTTTCTTTTAGTTAAAGGGAATTTGCTAAAGTAAC